CGTATAAATATAGAAAAAAAGTAATAAAATGCCAGCAGTTATCACGGATCAGTTTAGAATATTGAATGCAAGTAACTTTATTGATACAGTTACAGGCATAGGAGCGTCTGATCCTACTAATTCTTTTTATGTTACTCTAGGTCTTCCGAACGCGGAGGCCGTGGGTTTTGGTAGAACGAGTAACTTCAATGATGTTCCTCCTGCTCCGATAGATAATATCAATACAAATAATCATATTGGCGATACTACACTATTTGGTAAAAGAGTAACCGGTAAGAATGTAAGACGTTTAATAAGAAGAGTAGATTGGACACAGGGAACAAGATATGAGATGTATCGACATGATTACAGTATCAATTCACGTTCTCCGATCACAAAATCTGCAAGATTATATGATGCAAATTATTATGTGATGAATGAAAATTTCAATGTATATATTTGTATTGATAATGGATCAACAGGAATAAACACTACAGGTAATGCATCTCAGGATCAACCAACATTCACTGATTTGGAACCATCAAAGGCTGGTGAAAGTGGAGATGGTTACATTTGGAAATTCTTATTTACAGTTTCACCAAGTGATATAATTAAATTTGATTCAACTGAATTTATAGCAGTTCCAAATGATTGGAGTACATCAACTGATGCTGTCATTCAAGCAGTGCGTGAAAATGGAGATTCTGAGTTGAATAATAATCAAATTAAAAAAGTATATATTGAAAAACAAGGTGGGCCAGGTTATATTGGTGGATTGGGACAAGAGTTTCCAATACTAGGTGATGGAACTGGTGGTAAGGTTGTTGTTGATGTTGTTGGTGGTAAGATAACTAACGCAGTTGTATCATCTGGTGGTAAAGGTTACACATATGGTATTGTTGATTTAGGTTCTATTAATGGTAATGTTACGAATTTTGCTAAGTTAGTCCCGATAATTCCACCCTCAAGGGGACATGGTTATGATCTTTATGAGGAACTGGGAACTGATCGCGTACTTTGTTATGCAAGATTTGGTGGTGATAATAAAGATTTTCCGGTTGATACTGAATTTGCACAAGTAACTTTAATTAAAAATCCAACTTCAGTTGGAACAACATCCGTTTACTTTAATGATTCATTTTCGTCTATGAGTGCTTTAAAGTTTCCAAGCACTGTTACCTCCAACCCAATTGTGGGTAATAAAATTGAACAAGTTGTATCAGGTGGAACAGCAGTTGGATATGTAGCATCTTGGGATAAAGAGACAAAAGTTTTGAAATATATTCAAGACAGGTCATTATACTTTGATCCTGCAAACGCAGCAGTTATTGATCAAACAGATTATGATGATGTTGATTCAAAAGGAAAGGTCTTAGAATTTGAAGCGACATCAGCGAATGTTATATCATCTGGTTTTGCTGCAGCGATTGACACAAATTTCAACTCTGGAATTACCACGGTTGGAACTAAAAATGTTGATCTGGGTGTGACCTTTACAAATGGACTTGCAAAATCCGAAATAAATAAAGGGTCGGGTACAATACTTTATATTGATAATAGGGCGACTATCAAAAGAAACTCTAGACAAAAAGAAGACATCAAAATTATTCTGGAATTCTAAAAAATGCCACAAAAAACGAATTTAAATATAAGTCCTTATTACGACGATTTTAAAAAGGATAATAATTTCTACAGAGTATTGTTCAATCCGGGCAAACCTGTTCAAGCAAGGGAGTTGAGCACTCTTCAATCTATCTTACAGGATCAGATTGAAACTTTTGGTAGCCATATGTTTAAAGAGGGATCAATGGTGATTCCCGGAAATATACAGTATGATGCTGAGTATTTTTCTATCAAATTAGACTCTATCCATTTAGGAATAGCAGTATCGGTATATGTTGAAAACTTAAAGGGTAAAATATTAACAGGACAAAGTAGTGGCATTAAAGTCTTTGTTGATGATTATTCTTTACCAAATGAATCAACAGGAATTACAGACTTAACATTTTTCATTAAATATCTTGACTCAGGAAGTTCTAATAATGTTTCATTCTTAGAAGATGGAGAAGATTTACTTGTTGATGAAGGATTTGTATATGGAAATACTCCAATAAATTCTGGAGATTCTGTTGCAACATTGATAGAAAATGATGCGTCCTACACAGGATGTGCTGCCTCTATCGCTAATGGTGTATATTTCATCAGAGGTCACTTTGTAAATGTATCAGCTGATAGAATAGTATTAGATCCTTACACAAATAACCCATCTTACAGAGTAGGTCTTTTCATCGAGGAGCAGTTGGTCAATTCGGATCAAGATTCCTCATTAAATGATAATGCAAGAGGATTTTCAAACTTTGCAGCTCCGGGTGCTGACAGATTAAAAATATCCACAAGTTTGACTAAAAAGGGATTAACAGACTTTAATGATAAAAATTTCGTAGAATTAATCCGTCTTGATGATGGTGAATTAAAAAAATTACAAAATAGCACTCAATATTCACTAATTAGAGATTATTTTGCAAAAAGAACTTTTGAGGAATCAGGTAACTACTCTCTTAAAAACTTTAAACTAGAAGCATTTGAATCATTAAATGATGGAATATCAAACGAAGGTATTTTTACATCTGATGAATTAACAGATCAGGGTGCAACACCATCTGATGATTTATTAGCACTCAAGGTATCACCCGGAAAGGCATATGTAAGAGGTTATGATATTGAAAGACCAGCAACAACAGTATTAGATCTTAAAAAACCCAGAGATAAGAAAACAATTGAAAATAGCTCTGTTCCATTTAGACTTGGAACACTATTTCAAGTCAATCGTGCTGCTGGAACACCAAAGATTGGTTTAGATGAATCTATATCTATTGGTCTATTTGATGAAAGAAAAGGATCAACAAACAATGCAACAAGTGGTTCAGGAACTCAAATAGGGAATGCAAGAGTATATGCATTCGAGAATCATGACAGGACAGGTGGTGCTTCAGACATAAAATTTGATCTTTACTTATTTGATATACAAACTTATACTGTATTAACCGTAAACAAAGCATTAACCAGCACAGAGTTACCTGATACTGGATTTGTAGAGGGATTATCAAGTGGTGCGTCCGGATTTGCTGTTAATTCCGGTAATAATAGTACAACAGTCAAATTAAGAGATACATCTGGTACTTTTATCGCTGGTGAAGAATTAAGATTCTGTGGAGATTCTGGAGGAATAACAAGAACTGTAGCGACAGTATCAGAAAAATCAATAAGAGATATTAAATCTGTCTATCAAGATGCTAGTACAACATCTTTAGCAACCGATTTTAGTGCAGATATAGTTCTAAAACAATCACCAATTAAGGAATTAGGGCCTGGAGATAGGGTTAATATTAGTGGATCTAATGTTTTAACCTGTGCAGGTAAGACATTTGGATCACTAAGAGTAGGTGATATATTAATACTTAATTTAACAACAGACGTATCTCCTAGATTTAATCGTGTATCTGCTATTTCTACTGATTTGAAATCAGTGACACTAGCAGCAGTGCAAAATGTAACAGATGTTTGTGTTGGAACTGTATTAGCATCCGCAACTCCAACTGGTGTTCATCTTGGTATACCAGTAATACAGAATGAAGAAACAGGTTTATTTGCAGAATTGCAGGAAAAAAATATATCAGACGTTGATTTAACTGGATCAGAGTTAACAGTAAAAACTCAAATTGTAGGTAAATCAACTGATTCGGTAGGAACTTTAACATTTAATACATCAGATTTAGTAGGTATTTCAAGTGCCTTGTTTGAAACATTTGATAATGATAGATATTCGGTTCATTTTACTGATGGTGGTATTGCATCTGTATCAGCTGATCAATTTACCTTATCAAATAATGCATCAACTGTAACAATAACTGGTTTAACCGCAGGACAATCAAATGTTAGCATTAATGCAACTGTTAAAAAAGTTTCAATAAGCACAAAACAAAAGGTATTTGATAGAAGTCAACCCATACTAGTTAATAAATCAGTATCTGGTATATCCACCGTCAATGGACTTACATCTAATAAACATTTTGGTTTGAGAGTTGAGGACAGAGTAATATCATTGAATGTACCTGATGTTGTAGAAGTTATAGGTGTATACGAATCAGTTACAAACTCTCTTCCTGTATTAGATAAATTAGTATTTGTAAGTGGTCTAGCACTCAATACCGCATCAATTTTGGGTGAACAAATAGTTGGATCTGTGAGTGGTGCGATTGCTCAAATCACCGAAAGAACTTCGGCAACAGTTGTTGAAATCGCATACTTAACACCACAGCAATTTATTATTGGTGAAAGAGTAACATTTAAAGAGTCAAATATAGTTACTAATTTACAGGGTGTAACAGCTGGGTCATATCTCAATATAACATCAAGTTACACTCTTGATAAAGGTCAAAGATCATCATTCTATGATTATTCACGAATTATTAGAAAAGATGGTACAAGAGTGCCAAATCGTTCATTAAAAATTATATTAAACCGATATAAAGTTCCTAATAATGATAAGGGTGATGTTTATACAGTTGGTTCATATGATGAAGATAGATTTAAGAATGATGTACCAATATTAGATGGTAACATAAGATCTTCAGACACACTTGACTTTAGACCTAGAGTTGCTGACTTTACAGCAACTAATATAAGTCCTTTAACATTTCAAGCAAGAAATTTTTCAAGTTCAGGTGTCAACCCAACATTAGTACCATCTCCAAATGAATCATCAATAATAGGAATTAGTCATTATCTTCCACGCACTGATAAAATTATTTTAGATCCTTCTGCTAATATAGATCAGAGATATACATCTGGTGAATTTGTTGTTGTAGAGGGTGTATCATCTAAGAATCCAATAGCTCCTGATGATATTGAATTGGGAATGACTGTAGCAACTCTTAAATTACCTGCATATTGTTATGATCCTGATGATATTGAAATTGAAGTAGTGGATAATCGTAGATTTACGATGAGAGATATTGGTAAAATAGAAGACAGAGTTTCAAATTTAGAGGAAATAACTTCATTAAGTTTACTTGAGTTGGATACCAAAACATTCCAAGTTCAAGATGCTGATGGTTTATCAAGATTTAAATCAGGATTTTTTGTAGACGATTTTAAAAATAATACTCTGTTGGACATCAATAATCCAGATTGTAAATGTGATATTGATTCTGCAAACGAGCAATTGGTATCACCCACAGATTTCTATTCACTAAAACCCGAATTAGCATTAGATCCAACAATAGATTCTACGACTGCTGATTTTTCATCAGATCTAGATTTACTTGACTCTGGAATTAAGAAAACAGGTGATATACTAACGTTAGACTATGATGAGGTTACACTTTTAGATCAACCACTAGCATCAAGAGCTGAAAATGTAAACCCATTTAACGTAGTGTCATTCAGAGGAAACATTACTCTTAATCCAAGTGCTGATATCTGGACAAGAAATGTTGTATTGGATAACGGTAATCGAAGTGTATTTGGTGACACTGAAGGATCAGTTACAACACAATTCTTGGTAAGTAGTGAACCAGAGAAACACATACGTTCGAGAAACGTTGAATTTGAAGCAACAACTCTCAAACCAAACACAAGATATTATCCATTCTTTGATAGTGCTAGTGGAATTGATATAGTTCCAAAATTAATTGAAATTGAAATGGAATCTGGATCTTTCCAGATTGGAGAAAAGGTATTTGCAGTTTTACAACAAAATAATACGGGTGATTTCGGGCCAAATATAATTGGTAGATTCAGAATTGCACAACCTAATCATAAAAGAGGGCCTTTTTCATCACCAACATTAGTTTACACTAATAATCCATATGATCCCACTGTAACCATACCATCCACATATTCAGCATCATCCACTGTTCTTAATATTGATACAGCATCATTAGCAGAAGAAGCACAAGGTAACTTTTTTGGAAGAATTGATCCTTTGGCAGTCTTTATTGGTGAGACAAGTGGTGCAATCGCTGTAATATCTAGAAATGTCACTAGTATAAGACTCGTTACCGATAGAGTTGGTAGTGTAAGAGGAACGTTCTTTATTCGTGATCCTTTAACAACACCCGTACCTCCATTACGTTTTACAAATGGAAGTAAGTCATTCAAATTAACTACAAGCCCTACGAACGTAAATGCTATACCAGACTCTCCTGCTGTTAGCAGTGTTCAAACAACATATTTGACCGCTGGTGTTGTTGATACATTATCACAAACAACAATAGGTATTAGAGAATTACCTCCCCCACCAATACCACAAATAATCAATATAACAAATGTATTCCAAACCATTGAAATTGATAATGGAGACCCTCTTGCTCAATCATTTACTGTAGATGAAACTGGTTGTTTCTTAACATCTGTTGACATTTTCATGAAAAAGAAAGATGTCAAAGAGCAACTTACTGTACAAGTAAGAACTATGGAATTAGGAACTCCTACACTAACCCAAGTTCAAGACTTTGCTTCAGTAACCCTTGATCCATCTCAAATCAATGTATCTGAGGATGCATCTGCAGCAACTAACGTCAAATTCCCATCACCAATTTTTCTTGAAGGTGGGCAAGAATATTGTATAGTTCTTCTTGCACCAACAACCAATAATTATGAGGCATGGATAGCAAGAATGGGTGATTCAACCATTGACACACAGACATTACCAGACTCTGAAAGTGTTGTTATATCTCAACAATATATTGGTGGTAGTTTATTTAAATCTCAGAACGGATCAATCTGGACACCAAGCCAGTTTGAAGATATGAAGATTAAGTTGAATAAGGCAAAATTCAGCACAACAACTGCATCCGCATTTCTTTATAATCCTTCAATTGATTATGAAAGTAGTCAAGTTCCAACTCTTACAAACAATGGTGTTAAAACATATCCACGTAAATTAAGAGTGACCACTACAAACATGACAAGTGCAGGTATGACTAACTTACTTGTATCTGGTAGAAAGGTTAGTGATGGTACAGCTGCTACAGATCCTTTTGGATTTATTGAATCAACAGGTGGCCCAATCAATGCTAGATCTATAACAAACCCCGGTATTGGATATTCAAACGGACAGTTTACTAATGTTCCATTGTATGCAATAACTGGTAACGGAGTTGGTGCTATAGCAACAGTGACTATTTCTGGTGGTGTTGTAAGTGCAATCAATAGTTTAAGTAATGGTGGTAGTGGATATGCAGTTGGAGACGTGGTTGGTTTGACCACAGCAAACATGGTAAAGGGTAGTGGTGCTCAGATAACTGTTTCAACAATCACAGGAACTGATACATTATATCTAACAAATGTTCAGGGTGAAAACTTCTCAAGTGGAGATTTGGTTATTTACAATGACTCTAACACTGCAGTATCCTATGCAAATACCGATATCACTGCATCATCTGAACTTAATCCTTTATTTGCTGGTGATGTTCTTGAAGTAGCACACTATAATCATGGAATGACCGCAGGTAATAATATAGTTCAAATTTCAGGTGTAGAACCAACAACAAAACCTGTTGTGGTAACGTCTGCTATCGGATTACAGGATAGTATTATAGTCGTTGGTGCAGCAAACACCTCTGAGTTTGCAACATTTGAAGGAATAACTACTTCGACTGGTTATGTCAAGGTTAATAATGAAATCATTTACTATAATTCAATAACAAATGTTGGTCTAGGTATTTCTGAAAGAGGTATTGATGGTTCAAGTATTGTAACACATCCTATTAATAGTTTGGCTCGTAAGTATGAGTTTAACGGATTATCTCTGACAGGTATTAACACAACTCACACAATGCCTTCTGATGCCACATTAACATCTAAAAAAGACATTGATAATTACTATCTTAAGATTGCTAGAGGTGCAGGAAGACCAAATCTTCCTAACAGAGGATCTGGTGATAACCAAGCGAGTTTCACTGATGAGAGAGTGGGTGGTGGATCTGAGATGCATGCTTCAAAGAATATCCAGTATAATGCAGTTTATCCTGTATTCAATACACTACAACCCGGAAGAACAAAATTAACTTCACAATTAAGAAGTGTCAGTGGAACGAGTGTTGGTGGTAATGAGGTTTCATTCCTTGATCAAGGTTATGAAGATGTTGAATTAAATAAGATTAATCCTTTAACTACAACTAGATTGGTAGCATCATCACAAAATGAAGCAGTTAGAATAACTGACTTACCAAAGAGTAGATCAAGCACATTATCAATAACTTTCTCATCAGAAGATGAGAATCTATCCCCTGCTGTAGATACTTCAAATGGAACAGTGATATATGTCAGAAACAGATTAAATAATCCAATTGATGATTATGTATCTGATGATAGAGTAAAATTAAATGTTGGTGATCCTCATGCTTCAACATATATTAGTAATCGTATTAATATTAAACAACCTGCAACATCACTTAAAGTATTAGTGAGTTCTGATCGTAGAAATTCTGCAGATTTCAGAGCACTGTTCAAAATATTCAGAGTAGACTCTGAAGATGTCGAACAATCATTTAAACTATTTCCCGGATTTGATAATTTAGATGATACCGATGGTGATGGATTTGGTGACGAAGTTCGTGATGCTGGTAAGAACACTGGTAAACCAGATGCATTAGTTCCAGCAAGCACATCAGGTGAATTTGTTGATTATGTATTTACAGTTGACGATCTTTCTGAATTCAATGGATTCCAGATTAAAATCGTAAGTAGTGGCACGAATGAGGCAGAGGCACCATCATTTAAGGATCTAAGAGTAATAGCATTAGCATGATAAGAGTTGAAGGGCATAAAAATCTCTATAGAGATGAAAAGTCTGGTGCTATCATTAACTATGATAGTAATGGATATGCACAATATAAGAAAATGAAGTCTTTAAGATTGACCGAAAAATCTGAAATTCAGAGTTTGAGAGCAGAATTGGACGAAATTAAATCATTACTTGCCGAACTTATAAATAAATCATAGATCATCATTATTATTGTATAGATGGCAGCAGTATATGTTAGCAATCTTGTTATAAACACAGGAGCAACATTCACACAAAAATTTCATCTGGAGAACGTATCATCCAACTCAGCACTAGAATTGACTGGGTTTAATGTACGGGCAAAGATGAGAAAACATGCATCAAGCGTAAGTTGTGCTGCAACTTTTACTTGCTCAGTTGCAGATGCTGCTGGAGGAGTTATTCAGGTTGGTTTGACTAGCACAGCCACCGAAGTTCTAAAGGCAGGAAGATACATGTACGATGTTGTCGTAAAAGATTCTGCTGGTGAAGTGACAAGAGTTGTTGAAGGATCTGTCTTAGTGCGTAAAGGAGTAACACGAGAGGATGACGTATGAGTAACCAAATCAAAGTTAGAGTTGGTAATCAAAATGCTGTTAAAGTCGTTTCGTCTTTAGCAGGAAATGTTAGTGGAACCTTAGCTGGTTTGGCTGACGTTGAAATTACCAATCCACAAAACGGAATGATACTCGTATATAACGCAACAACAAATAGATGGACAGGAACTCTTGAATGTACACCCGGTGCGGTTCAAAATTTAGATATCAACGGAGGAAACTTCTGAAATGGCAAGTTTTATTAGGATAAAAAGATCAACTGGGTCAACAGCCCCGTCGTCTTTACAATTTGGTGAATTAGCGTTAACCATAGGTGCTGGAACACAGGCAAACAAGGGTGAAAGACTCTTTGTAGGTGATTCCTCAACTCCGGGAAATCCAGATGTTGTTGGTGGTAAGTATTACACTGACTTGATGGCACATGCTGCGGGATCTCTTGCGAGTGTAACAAACCCTTCAAACGCAGCAAATGGTTTTGCTGTAATAGTTGATCAGAATAGAAAGATAGATCAATGGAATGTAGATGACTTAAGAATTGATGGAAGAACTTTATCATCACAGACAACAGATGCTCATATAGCAATTAATCCAAACGGATCAGGAGAAGTTCATATACCTGATGATACTAAATTAGGTTTCGGAGGTGGAGCAGATGGTTTATCTGCAGCTGATGCGACAATAGAGTACGATGAGGATGGAACAGATAGATTAAAATTTGCTGGTGCAGCAATTAGTTTTGACAATACAACTCAATCAACAAACAAAGATACTGGTGCTGCTGTATTTGAAGGTGGTGTAGGTATAGAGAAAAACTTAAATGTTGGTGGAGATTTTCAAGTAACTGGTATATCAACATTTATTGGTGGTATAGTAGTTCCTCCTCAATCATCACTGACAGTTGGTAATATTGGTATTCACTCAAATAAAATTGAAACACTTGCAGGTGGTGGTAATCAAATATTCATAGACCCATTCCCAAGTGGATTAAGTAACGAAGGTGATGTTATCATTAAAGGTAACTTACAAGTTGATGGTACAACAACACAGGTTAACTCAACAAACGTATCTGTAAATGATGCGATAATGAAGGTTGGTGATGTAACCAGTGTCAGAACCGTAATGGCAACTGTATCAAGTGGTGCTAATACAATCACCGTTGACTCTGTAACTGGATTACAAACTGATGATGTAGTTGCAGCAACAGGTATTCCCAATAATACCACAATTAGTTCAATTAATACTGGTACAAAAGTAATTACTCTTAGTGCAAATACAACAGCAGGAATTGCAACTACAAAACAGTTAACAATCACCCATGCAAAGGATACAAACACTGACCGTGGTATTTCATTCAACTATAATACTGGAACTGGAGTAGCAAATAATAAACTTGGTTTCTTCGGAATGGATGATAGTGCTACCTCACATATCAACGGTAGTAGAAAATGGACTTATGTTCCAGAAGCAACCAACACAGCAGAAGTTATTTCTGGTACAAAAGGATATCTTGATATCAAAGGTATCTACTATCAGTCTGGAGACTTCTCAACACACGGTATAGTATATTTTGATAGTGGTGGATTACAAACCTCTACAACCGCTCCTAGTGCTGCTACATTCACTTCGACTCAGATACTAACAGCAGTAACTGAAATAGTTGTTTCATTACCAAGTGCTCTAAGTGTTGTTGCTGGTCAGTACATGAGGCAAGCAGGTGGTGGAACACAAAGTGGTATTGTTAAAACAACATCAAATACTAACTCTGTAACTCTAATTGGAGTTGAGGGCACATTCAATACATCAAATGACCTTTTACTGAACGGTGCTGCTACTGGAATAACACCCAACTCAGTCTCAACTACATATACTAGCAGACCCATGTTTACAACCACAATCGATGGGGGCTCATTCTAACTCATAAAAAATCATGGCACAAAATAATGACGTTGATGTGAACACTTTGATTAAACTCTATAATCAAAAAAT